CATTTGATACAATGCTGTATCACTCCATATTAATACAGCACCACGAGAACGTTTTGCTGTTATCAATCTACTGCCATCTGTCAATCTTTGCGATCCTGAAGTATTGGTTGATGTTGGTGTCCAATCATTTTCATCTTCTTGAGAACTCCACCTAATAAACATATCATCTTGTGTTGTGGTCCCTATCAATTGAGTGCCAAAACATATAACATGTCTATCTGTACCAGATACTAAAACAAACCTACTGGCCGTAGGTGCATTGGAAACAGGTGTGCTTGATGCAACTGTCCCTGTTCCTGATGAGGTATCCCAATAATATAGTCTACCATTTTGCTGTTGTGCTAGAACATCTTCCCCCCAAGTATCCAAAGACCATTTACCTGAATCTAGCTGAACAGCTTCTGCACCACTAACAGTTTCTCTTGACGTATTCCATGTGGATAAACCCCATGTTCCAGATCCCCAACCATAACCAGCCAAAGAAGTAGCTGGATTAGTGTTGATTTGATATGTAGCATTAGCTGTACTACTAACAGTACCTGTGCCTGTTGCGGCAGCTTTTGCTATGATTACATATTGAGAAGTAGAAGTGATTGATTGTATCTCAAACTCACCTTCAAGATTAGCTTGAGATATTCCGTTTACTGCACCTGACACACTAGCAATAGTAACAAAGTCTCCCTCTTTGGCACCATGATCTGCATCTGTTATAGTAACAGAAGTAGATGTGTTAGTTGTAGTAAAAGCAGTTATGTTTCCTGTTCCAGTTGCTCGAACAGGAGTAATATCGTAGTATACACCACCAGTAAAAACATATAATTTTTTATTGGTGCCCAACATGGTGTAACTAGCACCATTTAAATCATTCCAAGTTATAATTCCTCTATTAGCACCTACAAGAGCATCAGGAGTAATTTTAGCCCAACCCCCTATTTTTTCTGGTAAACCATATCTAAATCTAGCGTTGTCTGAATCTATCCATCGACCTTGCGCTCCATACTCAGTGTTTTGTTTATCTATACCAGGAGCTATTTGTATGTTTGCTAGAGGCATCTATTATCCTACACTGCTGAATCGTAAAATCTAATCCAACGAACTGTTCCGTTTATTTTAACTTGTATTGCACCAACTTTACTGCCCGCAGTTGCTGTAGCAGAGGATAAACTTTTACTACTATCAGCTGCAGAAGTTCCGGCGAAATTTATAAAAGGTTGATCATCATCACCTTGGTCTAAATCAATAACAGGTATTGCACCTGCTGAAGCATTTTGATCTACTTCTAATTTAGCTGCTGGTGTGTTTGTTCCTATGCCAACTCTATCGTTACCTGCATCAGTAAACAATAAATTAATATCTCCATTACCCTCAAATCTTGCATCAACATCTGCTGATGATTCATTGAATGTAAATGTACCACCATCAAAAGAAACATTACCTGATGCTTCCAATGTTCCGTTTGCTTTAACATTTCCAAAATCAGCCGATACATCAAATGCAGTAGTTCCGTCTGTGTAAATAATATGTTTAGAACCTGCAACTAAATCTACACCAGTTCCACCAGATGGTTTAAAAGTTAAACTATGAGTGCTCATGGTTGTAGCATTATCTATGATATACCAAGTTTCTACTGCCTCACAAGATAGCACTGTATTACCGGCTAATGTTCCGGTTAATTTAATCGCTACATTACTTTGTTCATCTGTAGTGCCTCCACTAGAAACACTTAATGATTGTGTTGTGCCTGTTATTGCAATTGATACATAACCTTTTATTGCTGATTCTAATTTTTGTAAATTTTCATTTGTTACATTACCCCAGGTTCCAGAATTAGATCCTGTTGTTTGTAAATTTAAATTTAATATTGTTGAGTCTGCCATTATCCTGTATTAACCTCCGTCCATATCGCTGTTTGACCATCGTTGACACCGTTCCATATTGTTAGTTTAGGTGTGCCTACAGCAAATGTTGCTTCTACCCCAGTTGGGAAAATATTAGCATTACCCACGACTGCGACTGTACCTAATCCAAATGTAGATGCAACGCCTGTCACAGGATATTTTGATTCAATTATAACACTGCCTACAGCAAATGTAGATGCAACACCAGTAACTGAAACAGTAGCTCCACCAGAAACTGCAACTGTGCCTAAAGCAACAGTAGATGAAACACCTGTTGGAAAGTATCTAGATTCTATTATTACAGATCCAACTGCAAAAGATGATTGAACTCCTGTTACTGCAACATTAGCTCCACCTGCCTCTGTTGTGGTGCCCAGAGCAAATGTTGCTGATACACCTGATACCTCAACAAATGTTACAATTTCACCTATATCAGCGAAAGTTACTTGAGAAAAAGCTGTTGCACCAAATAACATATTATGATCCTGGTTTAGTTGGAAAAACAACCTTGTATACTTTTTCTACAGTATCTAATCCGTTTGTTAAATCTCTTAAATCTTGTCTATATTTTTTCTGTGCGTCTGTCATAGTATTATCAGAAGCACCCCACCAATCTGTTTCTGCTAATAAAGTATTTCTTCTTAATCTTAAATCATCTAATGCCCTACCAAACTTATCGTCAGTTAGACTTTTCATATAAGCTACTTCTTCGGCAGTTGCATCTCTAATTGTTTGAGTACCATCTACATTATATATACCTACTTTATGTGTCATGCTTGATACCCATATACTGCTATTTTTGTATAACCAGCACCATTTCCAAAAGTTTGGCTATCATCAGGTACAAAATTTAAACCTGTGCATGAAGTATTATTTGTATTATGACCTGCCAATGCTTCTGTTATCCATGCACTATTTCCTGAGTTTCTATAATGAGTAATTCCTGCAAATTTAGTGGGTGTTGCGTTGAAAGGATTAAAAATGTCCATACTAATCATTGGTGCTTGTGAAGCATTTGTGTTAGCATACTGGGATTCTGTAACATGAAATCTCCAAAAACCAGCTGATCTTTGTGCTCCACCAGCACTTCCTGTATAACCAACAGATGAATTTACATAATTTGTTGTAACATTACTTCCACCACTATCAATTAATCTAAAAGTAGCTTCACCATTAGTTGATAATACACCTATTCCTGAAGCAATTATTCTGTAATTATCATATGTGCTAGAGAAAATGTTTGTAATATTAAATTCATTTACTGCTGTGATAGTGTGAGATGTTATTTTAGTTAATCCACTAGCAACACCTGTAACAGTACCAGTAAACGCATAGTTAGCACTTAAATCTAATTTAGTATTACCTACTGCATCATTAGCAATCTTATCTGTTGTTATTGAACTATCTGCAAAAGCTCTTGTGGGTAATGTATTAAGTGCCATTATGGTAAGACCTCCATTAATGTAATCATTGAATTAGTTGATGTGTCTGCTAATTGAGAATTACCTGAATCATTTGTTCCTAATATTACAGCATTACCATTCTTTGATCGGTATTGTATTTTATAAACTTGTTCTGTTGTTGAACTAGGTGAGTGTAGAGTAGAACCTGAAATTGTTGCTGACCCTGAATTTGCTTCTGCCTGTAATCCATATCCATTATATACCGCTATAGTAGAAGCAGCACCACCATCAGGCGTTACTTGTAATCTAGTCTGTATTCCTTCTGAACTAGCTGTGTTAATAAAAGCGCCATTTAAGTGAACTTGTACCAATATCTTTGAAGAAGTAGAAGTAGGGGTGATTGCTAAAGACATACCCATATCTACAAATGATGTGCTTGATGAAGATGTTTGGGTATTATTAACTACATTTAAAACTTGACCGATCTTAAACTTTGAAGAAGTAATAACACCAGAACCATTAGATGTGATAAGATTATTATCACCACTGTCATTGATTAAATTTACTTTTAGTTTACTGGTCATTAAGCTATTCTTTCTCCTTTAACATAGGTAATATTTTGACCAGTTAATATTCTTCTATCTGTACTACTATCCTGTTCTATATATCCTTGAAATGCAACATATTGACCAGCAGTTAAATACATAACTGCGTTAACATGAACAGTTTGTAAATCTTGTTTACCATCAGCACCATCTTCTCGCCTTGATTGTTTTAAATCAGCAGCACTAGTTGATAATTGTCTTGTAATTCTAACCATAAAATTTCTAGCTGTTGGATTGTATAACGACATAGAAACATTAAAGTTATAATAACCAGTTGAGGGTGCTGTATATAGTCCTGTAGCTGTATTCCAACAAGTACCGAAATTGTAATCAGTGCTTTGAAAGGTACAAGTTGTCCAAGTATTGTTGTCTATTGATTGATCTCCACCACTCTTGTATGCTTGAAATCCTGTGCTATTAAAAAAATCAGTTGCTAAAGTTCCAGAAGGAACAGTAATGGTATCTCCTGCTTCACCAATTGTAATTGATGAGCCTGACTGCTTTATAATCTCATTTACCTTTAACTGTGATACCACTACTTACTCCTTATGATTTTGGGTTTGCGTCTTTGATAGCTTTAATTCTAACTTTCCATGCATCCATGTCTTTGTACATTTCATCAAGTTGATTGTCCAAACCAGAAATATTCCATTCTTTTATGTATGGGCCCTTACCATCAGAATCATCCTGAAGTAAAACATCTTTTGTAAAGTCTACAGTCTTTGAGTTTGCTTCACAGTAAAGTTTTACCTTTGTTGCTAATGATGCCATTTTTTTCTCCTATCCGCTAAAGTCTGCGTAATCCACAACCTTAGCACGTTCTGCTGCTCTTTTTGTTTTTACATCAGAAGGCATAGCAGTTCCGCCCTCCGCTGCTCTGACTGCCATCCAGTCAGTTGACGCAAGATAAGCTCTTGCTGTTTCGTTGATTACTTTTTGATCAACGAACTTGTCTTGTTTGTCCATGTCGGCTTTGACTTTTGCCCAAGTAACAGCATCTGGCTTTGCACCCATAATAGCTGTGTCATTGGAGTCTTTACCTACAACCCATTCAACCTGTGAGTTGAACTCA